AGCTTGCTGTCTTCTTAGTTCTTTGCAATGGGAGCAGTTACACAACTCCATCGAAACTGTCGAGGTCATCTGCTTTAGCTGCTAATCCAGTATAGATTCCATGTTGAGGGTGATCATATCTATGACGGCCATCGAGGATATACCAGCGTTCCATGTTTAATACCCTCTGACGGTCTTCTTCTAACCATTCTTTTTTATATATGCTCATTGAAGTTTTAATGTTCGATTAGGCCATAGTCTAGCTTCTATAAAGTCAACGTCTTCTGGAACAAGACTGTTGTTACTTTGTTCTGTTGCTGATTCAAGTACCCAGAGGGTAAAGCGTTTCCCTCGCTCGCTGTTGAAGAAAAGTTTTTTCATTTGAAATATTCATGGAAATAGCTAAAGTATTTTTGTAATTTACTACTCACACAAGTAAGTTATTATCCATCGAGGTGGGACTTGATGTAACAGAAAAGCCCTTAGCTCCTAGAGGAAGCTAGGGGTCTTTTTATTGTCCTCTCCAGTTTCTTGGTCTAACTGAATCAAGCCTTACTAATTCTTTGTCTATGGCATTAAGGCGATGAAAGATCTCACGGATGTCGCCTTGCCTTTTGTTAGACCTGTTGCCTAAAACCATCAGCAACGCTGACACCATAGCACCAATTAAAGCAGCAGCAATTTCAGACATTTACGTTAGGCCATGTTCCCTGTTGGATTTTAATCCATTGCTTTTGTGCTTCTACTAGGTCAGGCTGAGATATATCGGGATCGTTAATTAAACTCCATAGCTCAATTCTTTTATTAATAGATTCAACGGTTATGCCATGAGACTTGGCTATTACTTCCTTTTGCGATTGAGAAAGGAATTTCATTACTTTTTAACCATTTATGACTAATGTAGTTATGTTTTCTAGTTTTTCCGCATGGCCGAAACAAAAGCAGACGAACCAAAAAAGAAAAATCCTCTGCAAAAACTAAAGGAGGGCTTGGATGATAAAGAAGAACAACTGCAAGTCTTGTCTACATTTGTGCGTTTAGGAGTTGTAGTTTGGAGTGGATTTATATTGACTTTAAATTACGTTACGATCCCAGGATTAGGTGAGCAAGAACGCATAGATCCAACTTTTATTGCGAGTGTTTTCACCGGAGCCCTGGCCAGTTTTGGTCTTGAGACAGCAAAAAAGAGAGGTGATGGAACGTATAAAGCTGATGAAGAAAAGAAGAAGGCAGAAGCAGCAGGGGGATTTGCTAATGGTGTTCCTTATACCATCATCAAAGTCGAGACTCCTATAAAGTTAGTACCAGATAAACCACGCATTGATCCTATTTCTGGCAAGGAAGTAGACCCACAAACAGGCAAGCTCACATGAAGCATTTTCTTTTTCTGCTACTACTGGCAGCACCAGCTCAAGCTGATATATCTATCAAGCACACAGCCAGCACAAGTTTAAGTGTGGGAGGGGCACAGGTTCAAGCTATTAGGGTTCCATCAACGTACGCTGTTTCAGGCAATAACATGAAAGTTACGACTGGGGAACACTTCGGCAAGTTGACCGCCCCAACAGCAACAGCAGCAGCAATCCTTGATGTGGGTGCTATGGAAGTAAATACCGTCGGATCTAGCTTCAGTTTCGAGGAAAGTTATATCCAGGGTGACGCTATACCTGCGATAGGAAGTGGAATAGATGTCTCCACAGGGGTCGTTGCTGACATGCCAGCTTTCGGTAATTCCACAGTAGTCTCTGGTGGGGTAGCAGGAAATTTACAGGGTACAGTAACTTCTGCTGGTTTAACGACGGTTCAAGCAGGTGGGGCTGGCACAACTGGGGTGGCTCAATATTCATCAGAAATCACCGTTAAATAATATTTAATGAGTAAAATATATAAGTTATTACTGCTTATATCCTTTGCGGGGACTAGCGTTTCTGCTGTTCCCGTCGTCCCAACCTTTTCAACTGGTACTCTAAACAGCAGACAAGAAACTAAAACTGTAGTAACAGAAACTATAACTTCTGTAGATTATAGATCTGGTTATGAATATGTGGTCTCTGGGCATAACATCGAACCACTAGATACAAGTGTTATTTCACCTAAAGCTGTATTAGATGCACCTCAAACTGTTGACAACATTACTTTCACATGGACATCAGTAGATGTAACACCAGCAACCAAACCCGACTGGGCAATAAAAACTGCTGGAGACGCTTTTTCATTCACAGAAACTCTGTCACAACCAGGCCTGCAAAATGTAACCACAATAAACAGAACTACCACCACAGATTCTATAGTGGAATCGGTATCTGTCTTTACTCAATAACATTTAGTCAGCCAGTATTTGCAAACGCCACAACAATAGCATCGCCTTCAGCAACATCACAGGGGTCAGTAATTAACCAGGGTATTCAGGTTCAGAATGGTAGCTTTATGTTTCAAGAAGTAGGCGATGGAATCCGTTGTAGTGGAACGACTCTTACCATTAATCCTTTTATCTCTAAAGTTGATACATGGAAAGATCCATACGAACCAACGTACCAAGAAAATGTATACGATGACAGTACAGATGACGATGGTAATTTAGTCAATCCTGGGGGAATTTTATTCACTAAGCCCGTTCGGACTGGACAAGCACGTAATAATCTAAGTTTTAATTACGGTATCACCGCCACGATAGCAGTACCACTAGATCGCCGCATGACCAATAACTGCGTAGCCGCGATGAATAGCAGAATAAAGTATTTAGATCAAGCCTACAAAACCAAAAAATTAGATTACTCTCTTAGCCGTTTAAAAGTATGTGCCGAGCAACTAAAATTGGGCGTGATGTATGCAAAAGACAGCCCTAGTTATGTTGTCTGCGAAGATGTCCGATTAGTAAATCCTCCTAATACATTACCAGATCACAAACATTCTATTTCCGAGAATCTCTCTGTTCCTTTCTCCTTTCAGAAAGGGACTTTACAGGAGGCTTCTTCTTCCGAATAGCCAGCAATTTTTTAGTAAATTTTTTAGAAAAACTTTTAATCTTTCCCTTTAGCTGTTTCTGGAAAAAACGAGCCAGTGGCTGTCCCACTAAAGTCACACCAACAACAGAAGTAATAGCTATGGCTGATGTATTTACTAGGACAGTCGGTTCTGGGCTGTAGTTACCTGCTATATCAACCGCACTAAGACCTTCCCAAACAATCTCACATTTACCTGTAAGTTCATCTCTTTCATATCCTTTTACAAGTGCTAAGCCTCCTTTGCCCATACTTCCTATAGGGCTAGTTTGCATTTGATTAACAGATGGGCATGGAATTATATCTGCAATAAACTGTCCATCAACATCTGGAACTTTAAACTCTTGTTGCCCTACATCGGTATCTCCTTTCTCGTCATTTTTGCTATCCTCTTTTTCCACTTTCTTTCTCTTATTCCCTTTTGAATTAACAGGAGGAACAGGAGGAACTAATTCTGGCTCTTCTTCTTTTACTGGCCCAACAACAGATAATCCGTCCCAATCAATAGCCATGCTTTCAAGGGTTGGTACGTTGCCATCACAGACATAAAAATTTCCTTCAGGGTCTGTCGTGACAAGATTTTTATTTTTTAACGTCCTAGCCCTTACGCAGCCAGGCATTTGAATAACTGGGAAACCTATGTTGTTAGGTATTACAGGCTTAGGTGTAGTGATTAATGTTGTATTAATAGAAGCTTCAGGTATTTCTCTGATTGAAATATCTTCTATTTCCATCTAGCAATCATTCCATTGACCAGCAAGATCACTTGCAACATTTCCTACTTGCTTTCTAGCTTGTCCAAAGAATATTCCTGCTAATACTGGCCCTACGATTGGAACCCCTGCCAAAGCTGGTGTCACCTGAACCGATCCAGCGTCAGCAATCATCTGCCCATTGGAGCGACCCTGAGCCATTTTTTCAATGCAGGCAATCTGATCTGCTGAAAGTTTTCCATCCTGTCCTTTCGGATAGATAGCAAATTGAGCTACATCTTGCTTATGTATATATTTCTTCTTTACTCCACCATTAAACGTAGGTTTTTCCTCATCTATGATGTTTGTTATTAGTTTTGGATCGTGTTGTTTAGAGTTAAACATCCATTCCTCTGCACCGTCAGGCTTGGTTTCACTCCTGATTTGAATTGAACTGTAAGGAGTATTTGCAAGTTTTCCTATATCGGGGATGCCAGAATCTTTACGAGCCAAAAGGTTAAGGCTCATAAAATTCGTAGCAATAAGTCCACCACCTAGAACTAAAGAAGTCAGGCCGTTAAATGACTTGAACTGAATCATTTCCCGAACGGCAAAACAGATCCTGTGGATGATGGAACGCTTGGTATCGATGGCATTGCTCCTTTAACAAGAGAAGGCAGTTGCTTTTGCACTTCAGTCATTATGGATTCTGTAATCTTGCCACGCTGAAAATAAGCTAACGCACCAACAGATACAGCCAAACCAAGTAAGGCTGTATTTATGTAGGTGAGAACTTTAATCATTACCAATGCCAGCTTCTTTATCTATATCATTTAAAAGTATTGCATTAATCTCTTCGACTCTTTTGTTTAAAGGTTCAAGGCTGGCTTGAGTTGTCTTGGGTAGATCTCCTAATAATTCTCTAACTTGTTGATTATAATTATCAACAATTTCTTTTTGTTGTTTCCCTAGATTCTCTTTTTCTTGTGCAAGAGCGATACGGTCAGCCATAAATAAAACAGTTTGTTCAAGAATTATAAGTACACATTCCTAATAAAGCTAGGTGTGGCTTTACCTTTACTGATACATGATTCCAAACATTTCACCTACACTGCCTATTTTTCCATTTCTAGGATTAACGGGAGGTTCAAGGGGTAACTCAAAAACAACCCCGTCACTGCTTTGTAAATTGCCATCACTATCTTTTACATAAGAATCATCTACGGAATAAACGCCTTCAGTTGCATCTCTTAAGTCTTGCCTATAGTGAATGTGCATTGTCTGGATGTCGTAAGGAGTATCCAATGCAAACCAGAAATCAGTGTTAGCTAAGGCAGTGTTTCTTGCTGTCCTTACCTCTTCAATCGTTTTATAAGGCATGACTAAAAGTATTTAATACTTAGTATAAGCCTAAAATAATCAACCAAGTGCAATATTTAAACTCTTAAAAGTAGGCCAAGGATAGGACTTTACAATAGGCTGAGTGCCACCACCGTAATAACCACTAGGGCTAAAGAAAACAACGACTAACCAAGAAGGGTCAGTGTCATTGGCGTTAGTCCATATAGGGAAAGCCCATTGGCGTTGAGAAACACTAGCGTCTATACCACCTGAATCGATTGGATAGGCTTTTCCAAAGTCAACTTTAGGGCAGTTTAC